GTACGAACAGACCATCCAAGGTTATCGCTCCGTAATGTTGACCCCTTGCTTCTTGAGGACACCACGAACGGAGTCGTATAGCTCCTGCAATCGTGTGGCTTCCGCTTCCGTTATCTGTCCGTCAGAGACGATTGACTGTAATTCCTGGCTTATGGATGACAGTTGGCTTAGACTTTCAAGGATGCTTGGCTGGGGCGTGTCAGGGGTATCCGTGTGCGCCTGCTGATATTCCAAGACGGCTTCAGCTAAGTCGATGAACGCAGCCAGGGCAACCTGGTCAATCTCTGTGGTCTCCACACTGCCGTCAGGGTACTGCCGCACGGTTCGGCAACCGACCTCGAACCCGACAAGGAACCCGATGCAGATAGCAGCAACCAAGGCAATCATGATGTCTCGTTTCAAATTATCCATTTCAGACCTCCACCATGTTGAAGCCGGGGATGTCTTTACGGTCCCCGGCTATTTGTTTCGCATGTGCGTAGATTTTGAATCGGCACAGTTCGCGCGGGCTTACTGTGCGGTGATTGATGCGCCCCGGCAGTATCCCCATGTTGGAAAGCACATAGGCGACCAGGGCAGAACAGAAGAACCGTTTATCAACGTCTTTGATGGGGAACAGGCGGGGAAAGATGTTCGACCACCCCTCGCGCAACGCGCCAAGGAAGTCGTACCTTGACCCGTCACGGGCTTGCAACAGGTTGTCGAAATAGTCTTGCCTGCGCTTGATGGAGCCGGACAACGAGGACTTCAGAGGCAACCACCAAATATCCCCCTTGTAGTTCTGTACCCGCTCCGAGAGGTAGGTCCGTTGTACGCCGATGATGCGGTCCCCGCCAATCTTCATCGAGGTTGACTCGATACACTGAATCCGCGTCTTACCATCGGTATCTTGGGTTCGGGAAACCAGTGCAACGTGAGTAGGGTATCCTGTTACCCAGCGGATTACCGTGCTCAGCGGACCGCGACCGTTGTAGGCAATGACATCGCCGGTCTGCATGGCGTCACGCAGAACCAAGTACATCTGGTAAGAGTTGCGTGTTGTCATTTTGTTGACTCCCTATTCGGCAACAATAGCCTCGATTTGTACCCGCAGCGTGGCTTGTTTCGCGTCGATGTCTAAACGGTCGGGGTTGACGATGGCTAGCGCCTGCCCTGCCGCTGATGCGTTCTGCACAGGCGCGGCCACTGGACCATCTGTTACTTTGAGCGCCCGCCAATAGGTCTTGCTTTCCGTAAGCTCGGTTTGAACAGCGAGTACGGCATACGGCGTGTTTGCGACCTCTCGGTACGTTGCCGTAACACCGTCATCCGCCCGCATGAACTGGACTAAGGTGCGGTCGTACTTGAATTCCCAAGCATACGGTGGCTGAATCGCAGCCGATGCAAGCGGTTCACCGTCAGGCCCCATCTGGGTTACTTCGGGTTCGACCTTGACGCGGATAGCGTATTCGTCCCCAACCTTGACGCGGGTGTACCCGGCTGGGTCAGACCAGACGACGCCTGCACCCGCTAGGACTGCGCATACCCAGGCCCGCATCATTTCTTATCCCTCCCCTTGACCTTCTTCCAAATCCACGGGACGCCAAGGGTAACAATGGCACTGACTAGGCGCATCCAAGGGCTGGTTGTAGAACCCTCCAAAGATTGGTTCTCCTTTTTCAAATCGCTTTCTCCTTTCGTATTCGCGGCGGCAGTACCATTCGGCTTTCTGTAAATCCTCAACGGCATCTCCCTTGAGGCCCGCCCGCCACAGGTACTTGATAGCCGCGCCGATGTTGAAGGGCAGGTGTTCGACAATCTGGATGCACTCAACGCCGCTCGGGTGCGACGTGTAGTGCGCGGGGTGATTGATGGGGTCATGCGTAGGCACGGCGTAGCCATCCTTTCAGGTAGCGGTCATAGTGGGGGTGTTTCGCGGCAATCAAGCGATAGAACCCAGCAGCTTGCGACCGGATAGCCGCAAGCAACGCCCCTGGTTCGCACTGGTTGATAGCCGCGATACTCTTAGGCCCCAATATGCCATCGTCAACCACGAGGAAATCACAGGCTTTCAGGGCACGTTGCACAAGGAGGTGGGCCTGGGGCGCACCCATGTTCACCGCAAGGTCGAACACCTTGGTTGCTACTGCCTGATTGATGATTTCCCCGTATCCGTACTTTCGCCACCACCGGCGATGATAGAACTCTTTAGCATCGGGGATGGTCAATGCGCTAATATCATCCGCGTCAATGTCCCCATCCCTGTCGATGTCTACATCCAAGAACCGCAGGGTAATACCGTACTTGGTAGCCCCTGCGTGGTCCTGGGTGTATCCCCCTTCGTGCTTCATGAGCACGTCAAACGCTGGTTCGTATACGGCCATGTTCAACCCCCTATGCCCGCAGCTGCGAACAGGTTTTTGCGAACCGCCTCAAACGCGGCGAAGGCAGTAGCCAACGACGCTTCGGGCGGAAGGATTTGGCAGACGGTATAGAACAGGTCACCCGTAGACCCTTTGAGGCACATTTCCAGAAGGGCTTTTGCGCCTTCCTCAAGTGTATCTTGCTCCTCTCGGAACGGCACTATTTTTCCCACGGGAAACCCCCTTCCTCATCGCTGTTCGCGGGCTGCGCTTTTTCCTGACCCACAGGCGGCGTAGGCGGCGTACTGGGAACCGTGCCCCTGTTGACTTCCTGTTTCCAACGGGCGTTGAGCTTGAGAATTTCGGATTGCGGCGGGGATGCGCTGTCTTTCACGTTGTCCCCGCCCCAGTCGGCCAAGTCCCAGTTGATGTATTCGCCCTGCCTGTTAGCCACGAACTGGACGCCCTCTGGCTTGAACGTTGGCGCATCGAAGTTGCCGCCAAACCCCAGGGCTTGGAGCTTCTTTTGCGCCGTGGGCCATGCCTTATCGGTAAGGAAGATTGCGACCCGCACAATATCGTTTTCGAGCTGGACCCATTCCCCGCCATCCAAGCGGTGGGTGATTTCGACAGTGACCAGTAACATGGGGTTGCCGTTCTTAGAGGTGGTCATGTTACCTCCCTTGGGAACCCCGAAATACCTCCCCGGTGCGTATGTTGCCATTGTGTAATATCTCCTTTGCTTACTTGATAATCTGTTGCCAGATGCTATCGCCGTTGCCTAGTTCAAACGGAAGCGGGGCAGTCAGGGTGCGGGACTTGGCCCAAGCGTGAGGAAGTTCGACCGGATGTAGCAGGCGGTAACTGCTGCGGATTTTGCCGCCTTCTGTGAGGTCTCGTGCTATTTCGAGGTAGAGGAGATGGTCAAGCCATTCCCGAACCCTTGCCCGCAAATCGGCGTTCTTTGCTCTCAACAAACGTGGTTGCACCTGCAGGTAATCATCCCCTGCGGGGTTGGGCACCCGCTCCGGCGTAGCGTGAAGTATGAGGACAATGTGAGTGCCCCAATCAACGGCGGCATCGAGGTCTTGCAGGAACAGGCAGAAGGTATCGTAGAGGTGCAAGTACCCTTCCCCGTAGCCGTAGTGCTTCAAGCTCTGAACAAACTTGCCCTTGTCGTTGGGGATGTTGGCAACCGTCCATTGTTCTGCAAGGTCTTGCGCTTCCGTGCCGGTATCGATTGCCAACACATCATAGGAAGTAAGGAGTTGTTTGTCCCTTACCACCGCGCGGAGATCGTCCCATTTCTCGATGCCTTCGATACGGTGAACGTCCAGGTTACGAGTGCCGCGCTGAAGGTCAAGGAACAGCGTTTTCCGTTCGCACTCGGCGGTCAGGGTAGACTTGCCTGCACCGGATTCGCCATAGATGCCGACCCGCTGGGCCGTTTGGCGTGTGCCCGTGCTCACCTTGAACGTTTTGGCTTGGGCCGCTGCGGGCTTTGCCGCAGGGGCGGGCGTGTTGATTTTCGGCGGGGCCGGGATTGTTAGTTTACTCATTTGTGTCACCCTCCTTTGATTGCAGATAGTCAACAAGACATTTGTGGCAGCAGAAATCCCTGGTCAGTCCTGCGGCACCGGAATTCAGCTTGTACCAACACCTGTTTTCTCGCTCGAACTCATCTAATGAAGTCTCCCTCGCAAAACCGCATTGATCGCAGACAACTCTAACAGTCCACATTTTCATGCCCTTCTAATTCCTCATGTTTGGATGTTGCTATTTCAAAACCTTCGGGGACGGGCTTCGTTTCGTCCCATCCACCGCTTGAACACACGTCAAAATAGGTGCAGGCGTAGTATCGATTTGTGCAGGATTGAGTGTTGCGAGGGTGGAGGCCGTTAAGAATCAGGCAGGATACTTCGCCAACATCGTCCAAAGCCTTTTCGAGTTGGTCTTTGGTCCTACTGACTTCCTTCCTGGCGAAGTAATAGTCTGGCCGTTTGGCTATGTCATCCAGAATCCGCACACCGTAATCTTCAGGCGTCTCTAGGCAGGTTTGTACTGTGTAGCCTAGTGTGTTATCCCCAGTCTGGCGCGGCCTACCGTCGCGGTTATAGACACGTTGTCCAGCATTGTCAAGAACTATTTTTGTACCATTATCGTCTGTTATGGGAACCTGTGAGGGGGATAACGCAGGCTTACGGATTACGTCGTATAGGACGGTATCCGCATCGATACAGGCAAGGTAGTTAGACACCTGTGCATTGAGCCGTAACCCCTTCCAGTACATAGAGTCCGATGCTATATCATCGCTAGTTGTCTTGTGTTCCATCATTGCGACCCGTCCATCAGCCAACCGCACGAGTTTATCGACTTTCCCACATAACGCAATATCATGGGCAATCGGGAAGCGGAACTGATGTTCAGATTTAACCAGTTCGAGTTCGTCTGCCTGCCATCTCCACACATACCCCGCGAACAAGGCCCGCATTTTCTCTCGGGCGCAATGGTGGGCGTGTAGTTCATCGGCGGGGACGTTGGGCGCTTCTGCGTGGTATAGCTCCACGATACAGGCGTCTGCCTTGTCTTTGTCCTTGGTCGTGTACCAGATGTCCAATGCCTCGTGTATCGCCGTGCCGTCGAACAGGGGCCGCTCCGTGCGGATACGCCGCAGCATTAGCCGGTATCTCAAGTGGTGTTTGTGCGGGCAGGTCAGGTAGCAGTTCAGTTCCGACGTTGTAACATCAAGCATCCCCCCAAATCTCCTCCGCTGTTGGTCCTTGTTTCAATGCTGGCTGGGCAGGTTCGAGGTAGGGTTTCAGGCTGTCGATGTGGACGAGGTACCGCCCCGATGGTAGCCGCCGATGGGTCAATAGCCCCCGCTTGCAATAGCCGTGTATGGTCTGGCTATGTACGCCAAGCAACTCCCCGGCCTTCCCAGTGCTAATCCATAATTGCATCAGTCTGCTTTCTCCCCTTACAAACACTAGGATAACACATCATATCTGATTTGTCAAGCACTTTGTTTGGACGTGAAAAAGTATTTGACAATCGGAAAGCCATAACCCGCGCATGTAATGCAGCGAAGGTGCCCGAATGGACACCGTACCAGCTACGACACAATTACGGGGATATGGTAGACAAGGCGTTTGACAGGAATACCGCGAGGGCGGCGTTAGGGCATTCGGATTTCGACGCTACTGCGTACTATGTTGAGCGGGATACGGGTCTGGTTGAACAGGTAGCTGCCCAGATTGGATAGCCGCCACGGCGGTTCCTATCGCTCCGAGAGAGATAATATAGGGCAAAACCTTCACTACAAGCGACCACACACGATGTGTGGTCCGTTCAATCGCCGTTTCGATCCGTGTGATGCGCTGTTCCACCAGAGATGTGCGTTCGACTAGACCGGCAACGCCGTTACCTCTAAGCAATTTAGCTATTGCCCTGGTCTCATGGGTATTCTCTGCAATCGCCTTCATCAACTGGTCATGCTTGATGTCGCAAATCTCTGGCGTAACGTAGTCCATTATTTCACCCTATACTTCGATGCGAGTTCATAGTAGTAACGGCTTTCGCCCATTAAGCCCTCTTTCTCTGCCCGCTTGGCCTTGTTGACGTACTCCTTGTACCGCCGCTTACGCGCCTTGAGACTCATGTTGTAGGCGTCAGGGTCCGGCGTGTACTGGGTCAATCCCGTAAGGAACCGCAACCAACGTTGGTTCCCCGGCGCTTCGTTTCGATGAGGCCGCTTGTCACCCTTGAACGTGCCCAAGAGGTTGCCCATCTTGGTCCATGCGCCTTCGGGGGCCAGTCCAGGTATGGACGGGTTGAGCCTGTCAAGCGTCCCAAACGCGGGGATCAGGTTCGCCACATGCAGCGACCTTGCCCCGCCCGGCAGCTGAACCCCCATCGCTTCTGCCGGTGTCTCGTTGAGGTCGCGCCCGCTGAAGAAGTCCCTGCTCAAACCTTGCTCGAATGGAGCCTTGGCAAACGGGGATAGCTGACCGGCTACCCATCTGGACGTGCGTTCAACATAGTCACGTCGGGGGTCTGTCCCCCCAGGTTTGAAGGCGTTGATCGCGGTCACAACGTCCATCATGGGGAGGTAGTTGGTCATGTCGAGGTAAGATTGCCGTCCCTTCGCGTCTTTGCTCGTGGGGATCGCAAAATCTTCCATCAACCAGAACGGCGCTTCTTCCGGCTTGGTCCCGCTTGTCTGCCATGCGTTGTAGTAGGCACGGGCGAACGGCATATACTTGCCCGGCTGTTGAAGCATGTTCGTTATCTCGTGCGGGATGTTCTTGCGCATCCACGCATAGAACGGGACAAGTCCCCCGCGCAACCAAGCGGACTTCTCGAACTTGGACAGGTCGTCGTAGTCGAAGTGAGTTCGGTGTACTATCTCCGTGGCGTTCTCGAACCCTACACGGGCCAAGTCGCCTATATCGCCAAACCCACCGATAGCGCCCGCCATATCGTCAAGAGCGTCTATCGCGTCAGGCAGTTTCTTGCCAATCTTGCCCGCCGCAACAAGGGTATCGTCCAAGACTTTCAGCGCGAGGGGCAGGCGCAAGAACATTTCAGCCTTCTCGTTTGCGCTGAAACTGTACCTGAACCAGCGGTTGTTAGTGCGGGCGGTCCTTAGCGCCCCCGCCAACCCTTCAATGATTTCACCCTTGGCGGATTTCTCCAACACTTCTTGGCCGATGAATCCCCTGCCGCCGCCTATGTCACGGGCGAAGTATTCCTGTAACAGCCGCTTGATAGACAGGCGAACGCCCGATTGAGGAAGGGTAATGTCCCCAACAACGTTAAGGTTGTTCTTGTTGCGAACAAACTTGTGTATAGTAGAAACAGCGTCCCTATAGTATCGAGCCGTGTTTATGCTGAACGGGGTCAACCCTTCCATGTAGTTCTTGGAAATTCCCGAAGCCACGTTGCGGGTAATGTACGCGGACGGGGCGCTAAACAGCGCCAACGACTTCCACCACGATTGGAGTTCAGTACCGAGCGCACCCAACATCATGTAGTTGTTCTCGGGACTGACAACTTCTTTCAGATAACGTTCAAACGCCTTTTCGTACTCGACCGGCAGAGCTACGGGGTTTGCCGCGAACCGCCCTTGGTTAATCTTCTTCCAGAGGGCGGGACCAGTAGGCTTGCCCGTGGCAGGGTCAAGCGGAACCAAGTGCTTGGTATCATCCCAGTCAACGGCTATACCATGCGCCTTGAGATGTTCCACTAGGTCGTTAGCGTTGATGTTTGCAACGTTCTGGGCTATGCGGTTATTGAGTACCTTGACTATATCTTCGCTATACCGATAGGGAGACGGCATACCCACTACTTCATTGGGGTCAAGGGTGCTATTCAGTTTGCGTACCGTTTCCCACACGCCGTTATCGTCAACGCCGTAGGTGAGTTCCATCGTGCTGCCTTGGTTCAACGCATGGTTGACAAGGCTGTTCTCAAGCTCCGATGCCGGTTTCCATGACAGGTCAACATCCGCATGAGGTACGCCAAGTTTCTCCCCGACGATTACGCGCGGCATATGACCCACTTCGGACGCGGTATCGTCCCAAGCTGCCATGCCGGTCTTTTCTAGAACTTTGGTAAAAGGAATCTCTTTGTCGCGAATACGTTTCAGCGCGTCCCACGCATCGTCAAGACCTCTTGTCGTCGCTTCCGCCGCCGCTTCCGCAGGCCCCAGCGTACCACGGTTATGGAGTTGAGCCAGTTCCAGCAACGATGACCGCTGTTTACGGGTCAGCTTTTGTAGCGTCTCCATCTCGGGCCGGATAACCGAATAGAATTCATTGGTCAGTGTCCGCCCATGCTCTTGAAAATCCTTGGCTACCTTGCCGGGACCAGCGGCCCAGAAGTCGGGGTCCAATGCTTCGACACCTTTGCGACCACCAAACAGCCGGGACATGGCTTTGCCAAACCCGCTGCCGCCGATGGCTTGCCCTGTCTTTTGAATGCCGCGCAGGATGGTCGCATCACCGGGAATCGGAATACGATGCCCCGCAAACGTAAGCAACCCGCGTTGGCCTAGCTTGGCGGCATCGCCCCAATCGGATGCCAGTTTCGCCGCCTTAGCGCCTTTTGCCGCCTTCGCTACATCGGCAACGTCGTCAAGTTTGGATGTTAGCTTAGCCGCTTTGCCGCCTTTTGTAAGCTGACCCAAACCGCCAACGTAGTTCAAGGGGTCAAGGGGGTTGAGCATGTCAAACGCCAACCCTAACGCCTTCGTCATAAACCGTTCGGGGTCCATGCCCCATTCGGCTAGAACGTCAATGCCGCTGTAGTGCTTATCGCCGGAGAAACCTTTAGCGTAGTTGCCTACAACGTCACCTTCGCCGCCCGACAGCGCAACCAACGAACCCATAGACCCAGAGCTGAAACGGTCTAGATAGTCCAATGCCCGCCAAAACGCGCTAGGCTTTTCTTCTTCCGGCTTGTAGACAGGAAATCCCATTAGAACCTCGCACCACCAAACCGATAACCCTTCAACAACTCAATTATTCTCTCTATATCGGGGTACTGTGCAGGTCCCGGAGGAGGTACTGGTTGGTAGCCAAATCGTGACGGCATATTTATTGTAGGTCCCGTTGCTGCGGACCCTGGGTCGGGCAAAAGGAACTGAGACTGCGGTGGCGGCGGGGCGAATGTAGTCGGTCCACTCTGCGGAAACTCCCATCCCTGCAAGCCGATTGGTTGCCCCGATGGCGGACCTGCCTCAATGACCGGGTTGTATTCCAACTGCTTCGCAGGGTTATAGCCGAGTTGCTTAGCAGGGCTAGTGGGCGATGTTGCGGTGCTAGGCGCACGATTAGCGGCATAAGACTTTCCGCCAGCCCCCCATAGAACAGCCCTCAATGTCGCGTCGCTAATCGCCTGTTCGTCGTCCAAGAACGAACCCCAATCTTCCCGCCATCTCCCCGCCGCATCTTCGTAGGACTCATTCTCACCCCACATCACAGGTGGCCGGTTCCAGGGAAACGTGAACTGCTTGCTCCACCAATCCCTAGAATCCTTCTGTCTGCTCTTTTCACTTCTAAAGTAGTTTGAGGGGTCATGATACCCCTTGAACACCAGATTGCCGACCGACGATTCAGACGGTCCCCATTCCTTCACCCTATCTCGGTCATCTTCAGGCGATGCGGTAGGGATGTTACCAAACCAACCGAGTACCTTGTCCGTCAGTGTTTCCGGTTTACTGAGGTTGTACGGCATCCAATCACCCCAAGTAGAAGGGTCTTTCATGTCAATAGTCTTTTGCCCCGGTGGCGGGGTCGGACCTTGTTCCATGAACCCACCAACCGATGGGAGATTGGGAAGGTACTTTTTCATTACCGCGCCGAACTGGGCCTCCATTGCCTCGTATTCTTTTTGAGATTCGGGCTTATCCCATCCCTTGGGCTGTCCGTTCTCGTCCATAATCATGTGCTGCTGGTAGTATTCCTGCATCTTCCCTTGGAGATACGCTACTACCCGCGCTTCCTCAGCGCTGATACCCCCAAGCGCGTTAGGATCGTCAGCATCACCACCAGCACCCGAGCCGCCACCTCCGCCTCCGTTTGAGCGCTTCGCCGCACCGGTATTGGCCCTCAAATTTTCCATACGGGCATCGTGCTCCTCGATCTCCCGCCTTTTGTCAGCGTCGTAATCACCAAGTTTCTTTTCGCTCAACTGAATATCGAGGTCATAAGCCTTCTGACGGGCTTCTTCCGCAACCATCTCAAGCCGTTGCTTCTCGAAATCGAACGCACCGAGATTGGTGTATCCCGCCGCCTTCGCCGCCGCTATCTGCTCGTTTAGGCGGTCGAGTTCAAGGTTTGCCTTCTGCTCCTGCAAATCGTAGTAGACACGTTGCAGTTGCAGGTGTTCTTCCGCGCGTTTATCGGACGCATCTTCGCGCTTTTGCTGTCTGCGCCGTTCCGTGCCACGATTAAGACCGCTAAGTAAACCCGCCGCTATCGCTAATGCTGTATCGCTTGCCATGTGTTCACCTATTTCCCGCCGCCAAATACCCAAGGTTTAGGACCACTTAGAGAATTCATAGCACTATCAGCTAAGGTTCCCCACAGTTCGGAGTTGCTACCACCACCGCTGTTCTGCTGTTGCGCCTGCACATACGGATTAGGCGCATACGCAAACGCCGCATAGTCGGGTCCGGCATACGCTTGGTAGCCCTGCTGAAGTATCTGGGCCAACTGCTGGTTGTTGAATCCCATGCCGCTGTTGATGAGGTTGCCCAATGCCTCCATCAGACCGATGTTGCCGCTCATGCCAAGCTGACCGAGTTGGGCTATCTGACTCGCTAACTGGCTGTTGTATTGGCGGTCCTGTTGGAATACCCGATTCGCCAAGTCCTGTTGCTGAAGTGCCGCAGCCGCCGTGCCCAACTGATGCTGACTTGCCAACTGTTGCTGACCGAGGCCAATGTTGCCAAGGCCCAGTTCCCGCTGAACGCCGAGACCGCCAAGACCCAACTCGCGCTGAATGTCTAGGCCACGACCTTCGAGACCCAGACCGCCCAACCCTAGCTCACGCTGAATATCAAGCTGGCGACCCTGTAACCCAAGACCGCCAAGACCGAGTTCGCGTTGCAAGCCAAACTGTTGCTGACCCAGTGCCGCGTTCGCAACGTCTAGCCGGTTGCCAAAGTTCGTCTGTGCCGCTTGGGTGCTGATGTTTCTAAGCGCATCAGTCAGGTCGGTATTGCGGGCGTTCATGGCTTGATTCTGCAAGCTGTATCGGAGACCGCTGTTATCCATACCTCGAGCGCCCATTGCCTCGTTAATCTGGCGCTGTTGGTCCTGCAACATCCTGTCGCGGCTGTCTGCCGCTTGGTTGTACATCTGCGCCTGCACCCCGCTACTCATCGACTCGGGGTTCTTTAGCAAGTAGCTAAGATTGTTCGTCGCCGCTTGGGTTATCGGACTTTGCGGTGCCGGTGCCTGTGCTTGCGGTGCGGGCGTGTACTGCGTCGGTTGTGTGTACTGGGGCAAATTGTTCTGATATGGCCGGTACGGAGCCTGCTGCTGCGGCATTGGGTACTGTTGAGCACCCGTCGTTGCTAATCCTGCCTCCGGTGCGGTAGCTGGTTGGTTCGTTGGCAAACCTACGCCCACCGGCTCGGTTCTCGCAGGGCGGGGTCTACGCACATCTTGCCCGCCCATATACCCGCCCGTCTGTGGCGTGGTCGCGGGCTGTTGCGGCTGTGCCTGCGCCGTGGTGCCCTGTCCCCGCAACCTCCCTATAAGATTCTCCATTACGGGCGTCCCAGCAGACATCAGCCCCTTGCGTATACCATAAGGTATACTCACATTGTTGGTCGGCTGCGCCACAGGATTCGCCGTTTTCGGGATAACCGCCTCGCCCTGATGCAACTGGTACGTCCCCGTCTGAGGCACATAGGGCGTACCCGTAGCGTAACTGCCACGAACAGGACCGCTCGACCGGGAAAGGCCGCTCATCGCCCTGTCTGCCATCCCCGGTAGGTTGTAGAAACTGCCGCTGCCGGGCATGAACAGTTGCCTTGCTATGTCGTGCGGATTAAACGCGCCCCCTTGCGGCGTGGTACGCGCAGAGATGGGTGCCTGCTGTGGCGCAGTTGGTGCGCTCGCAGGCTTAGGGGCACTGTTGTTTTGCGAACCGCCGCTACCGAATAGAGTCTCAAGGAATCCACTGGAATGACCCGGTTTAGCCTCGTCAAGCATTGGCTCTTGGGGGGCAGGTGTCCGTATCCCGTTCACGTCCACGGGACTCAAAGACGGCATCGCGGGCATCGAGAAGTTCATGCCTGTGTACGGTTGGCTCTGCGGGTTGCCGCTGAAGTTGCCCGCAAGAATGTCCTGTATGCTCATGACGCCGGGGCTGCGCATGTTCGCGCCCTGTTGCAAGACGGACAACGCGGCGTTCACTGGATTGTTCTGCATCATGTTCATGTACTGACGCGAAGCCCAATCGCCATACTGCACGGGCTTGCCCGCCGCGTCCTGCCCGAATATTCCGCCGAAACTGTCAGACGGGTCGCCATAGGGACCGTAAGGAGACTCGTTTGCTTGATTGATAAACCTATTGCGTATCTGCGTGAACAGAGGGTCGTCTACCCGCTCATTGTAGCGACGCCACTGCTCTAATGTTTGCGCCAGGTTGGCACCCTGGCCGATAGCATTCCCAACCCCTGTCAACCCGCTCAGAATGGCTGTAAGGTCCATCTTGTTCTCCTACCATACCGCCAGCGTGACCGTGTTGCCGTCAGTGACAGCCACGCTGAATTTTATGTAAAGGTTTATGTCCGTTGGTTCGCTGGAAAATGTCAAGCCCATTGCTTGACCGCTCGTTAATGTCTCACTGTGCTTGATGACCGTCGCACCGATAGGCTTCCGGCCTAGCCCATGCCTTATCTCAACCTCCGTCAACTCGCTAACAGGCCCTTCAACATCCACGAACGCGGGCATGGCGTTCACCACGTCCCGCAACACTAAGTCGGGATTGCCGGGTCTGTATGCCACACCCTTCATCAGTTGAACCTCTTAGGCGCATGGACGAACTGGAACGACTGAATCTCCACTTCCTCGTTCGGCCATTCGTGCTCGAAACGAAGTTTCACCTTGCGTCCACGGGACGGCGTGAGTATCTTGGCAAACTCGTCGGCGTTCGACAGGGTTGTTTCGTTCCAATCCTCGTCGTATTCCGTCTTGTATTTCACGGTGATAGCGTGGGTCGTGTTTGTCTCGGACAACCACGCTTGCAGATAGTAAATCCTCTTGCGCACCGTAGGATCGCCCAGGTCCATCCACTTGGATTCCCAATAGAAGTCTATCGGGGCAATCACATACGTCCCGCCGCTCACGGTCGGGCTGAACGGGCTGTCAACGTACAGCGTGGTCGCGTAGTTGCCGATGATGGTACGTTCCTGCCATTCGCCGCCAGACGGTTTAGCAAGCAACCTGCATCCTGCAAGACCGTCCCCTGTGGTCTGGAAAATCGCAGCCGAGTCGGTGATGCTGTACTCGCCCCCGCTGGTTACGGTTCCAGTGAGCGTACCGTATCCCTCGTTAACAGACGCTCCGTCGTTATGCCCAACATCGAACTCATCAACGTAGCACTGCCTGCCTGCAATAATCGCGTACTCGTGATTGGTGTTCCTGTAACCAGACAGCACGTCAAACCCCGCGTCCGATTTGGACCACGACCCTAGTTCCTCGCTGAAGGTCAATGTCAGGTTGTTTCGTGTACCGGCTGAGACCTGTAATGCGCCTGCGGGAAGCACGACCGTGCCTGGAGGAGGCGGCTCAGCCGCAGGAGTTTCATCCGCGTATAACGTGCTAATGTCGGTGCCCGTAGCGACGTTGGGCGAGTACCGAAGGTTCTGCACCAACCCGTCATACCATCCATACATGAAGTGCAGTTGCGGATATTTCGTAGACGGCACCGTCGCGCTCTGGCTCTTGATGCTTGCGCCATTGAGGTAGAGGTTTACACTGGTCGGACTGGTCACTACCGCAACGTGATACCATGTGTTCGTGGAAATCAAGGATGCTTCAGTGAGAATGTAGTACCCGAGACCGTAAACAAACAGCCGCAACGACCCGTCGCTGAGCAGATGAAGGGCTAGATTGTGCCGGTAGAACAAAGTTGAAGTAGTCAGTGCATGAGGATACATCCAAAACGCGATTGTGCCGTTCTGCGTATCACTTGTATTGACAGCAGTGATGTAACCCGTCACGCCGTCGCGCTCCAGACATATCCCATGTGTAGGGTCCACTGTCCACTGGAAGCCCGTCTGTGACCCGTCCCCCGCCGACCCAAGAGTCCCAACGTTGTGCAGAACAGTACCGAGACCTTCGTAGAGAGGCAGGTGCATTTCCCATGTGACTGCCATTATTCGTCCACCTCAACGCTCACGATATACCGGCCCGCAAGGTAGTCGTATACCCCTGTCGCATACCGTTGGTTCTGTTTGCTCAACCCCTCGAACAGCGGGCGCTGCGTCTGCCCAATCGGTTGCGGGGACAGGTCGTTACCCAGTAGATACACGCCGTCATGGCTCAAATAGTAGATGCCCTTCGGTCCTGAAGATATGGTCCGCCCGCTGACACAACCCACGCCGTCCACCACCTTCTGCACCTGGAACGTGGTCGCCCCTGTGCCGGTCAAGTAGTGGATGCTGTTCTCTTTGAAGATGAGTAGCCCGCCATGCGCAGACTTCAATCCCGTAATCTCATCGCCGCCGCCACGGTCCACGAGGATGATGTTCTCCTCGGGGAAGTCGCTGTATGCGCTCGCCTCGCTGTACCGTAACCCGCTCGGATACGCGCTACTGTTCCCGAACCACAACCGACCACCGTACACCTCGCAATGCCGATGCGGGCCTGCATACCCACGATACTCGTTCAGGACAGCATTCACGTTCATGGTGCTGTCCCCAATGTTGTCGGTATATGTTGTCGTTGTGTTGTCGTCAATATCAATCAGATACCGCAGCGTTGCCCCGTTCGCTACTGTCCGGTAGATGCGCCGTTGGTTCACCTGGGGGTCCGTGCTCACGGGGATATTGGTCAATACAGCCTTGTGACTCGCCGTGATTGATACGCTAGCCTCTGGACTCGCCAACGATTCTGTGCCGTCGCGGCTGTTTCTGAACGCTATCCTGTACTTGTAAGTTCCCGCACTGAGATTTCCCGCATCCCCTTCCGATCCTTCCGGTGCCGCCTTGGGTCCGTCAATCGAAACCCCTTGCGGTTTCTCCGCGCCGTCGTATTTGTAGTTGACATCCAACCCGTTGCAGAATATCAAGCAGTCCTCTAACTGTACCCAGTCGAACAGACTCGATTCGCCTACATTGTTCAGCCGCTTGATAAGCACCGCATCATCACCCTGGAGCGACCAGATGCCGCTGCGGGTGCAAGCCACTATCTCACGATCCCACGGGGTTGCGCCTGTCTTGACCTCGTTGGGCCTGAGATGTCTTGCCAGCGGGGCAACCATCAACAACCTTGGCGGATACTGCGCGTACACCAGCCCTTCTGACGGGTACGGGCGTGTCCCGTCCGCCGGAATAGTTACATCAGTGCCCCCCTGCACTTCGTCGTTCAAGAAGTTGAAAGCGTCAAACCGCCAATACCCTTTCAGTCGGGTGTTCTTGGTATCGCTAAGTATCCGGTCTTTCCACTGCTGAATTTCGCGCGAACTGCGGGCATGGGACCATAGCCGCACTTCGTCTATCGTGACGGGAGCCATCTTTGCCATGTTTAGACCCGAACCCAGAAGGTACTCGGACGCGAAATAGACGCCGTTCGTTGCGGCTGTCGAAGCAGACGGTCCCACCTCATCGGCTACGCCCGATGTTGTCTTGTAGACATCGCCGTTTATGTACAACCGAATCGTGGTGCCGTCTCGTACCAACGCGAGATGAACCGGACTCCCCGGCGTCATGTCGTAGCCCGAGTCAACCGCTACGTTCGTGTCTGTGGTTTTCGTGCTGTACGAATAGTAAAGGCTATGGTCCCCGCCGCTCACATACAGCCGGAACGGATACCCTACATCAACTGCCCCGTCTTTGCCGTCGCCTATGTGAATCAGGGTAGCGATTGCACCTTGGTATGGGTTGTCCAACCTGAACCATCCCTCGATGGTCCACTTCTTCCCCGTATTCAGTATCGCCGCGAAATTGCTATTGAACGGTGCCGACGCATAATCATCCGCGCCATTGAACCGGATAGCAGTCCCGTAATCTTCCTGCAACGGGACCATGCCCCTTGTCGGGCACGGACCCGCAGAATACGCATACGCATGGTTCCTGTTGATGCTCAGGTCGTCATACACGGTTTCGCGGGTCTCGTTTAACCGCCAGTAGCCCACGAGGTCAGAGTCTTGTAGCTTGTCCTGACCCAACTCCCACGAAAGGATTTCAGAATTAGCAGAGAACGGGAGGTACTTTGACCAGAACCGAATCTCATCGACCACCATTGATATTGTCTGATTCTGCGGGGTTGCGCCAATCCCAGCGCCAACGTAGTAGTCGCGCGAACTAGGGTCTAACGTGTAATCGCCCGTCTTGGAATTCATCTGAAGGTCTACCCCGCAACGGATAGACCCCGTGTCTGAAATCTGTGCGCTGATTGTGTGCGCCTGACCTATCACGAGAGACGTAGACGCCCACACCTCTTGCAGTGTCGATGTGGTGTCGTACAGGCGCAAATAGACTTGCCGGAAGCCGGGACTGAACCGGAGTTCCCATCCCTTGCTTGTGGACGTGTCCAAGTTGCCGATGATGGTGCAGTCGTCGGTAGGCAACTGCATGAGCTTGACCCGCAGCGTGATTGTCCAACCCTTTGTGAACTCATACACAAAAATGTGCGGGATGATAATGCAGGCATTGGAAGCACTGTTCTCAATTACCTGCCCGCCCTCTTTGATAGCCGTCGCATGGAGACGCGAGAACCCTTTGCGCTTGGCAATCGTACCCTTCCGGTAATCGCAGTTCTGCGCGTCCGGCGAAACGTTGTCGGGCAACAGGTCATCGGCATGAAGCCTGTTCTCTCCTGTAAACCCCCGAACCAACTCTTGTGCTGATAACGCCATTAGTCAAGCACCGCTATCTGGTCGGATTCCGTATAGTTTTCTTCCGTCAGAATCCCCAGGTCCGCCAAGTCCTGACGGCACATGCGGAATACCGCCCCGCTCAACGGCTGTTCCCTGCGCCAAGCCGTATTCAACATCTCCTGAAAACTCAGGTATTCAGACTGCCAGTTGTCAACCTTGTTCTGTTTCTGGATGTGCGCATACGCCCCCTGCACAATCACGGGGTCAAGGTGGGACGGCACGTCTACATGGTCATCAATCGCGTTGACCTTCGTGGGAACCCTGTAATACAGGTAGCTAATCTGATGCGACTCGTCAGGGTACGGTTCAATCACAATCTTGGGCGCATACGCAAACGAACGACCGATATGCGTCACGAACTGCGTCCAACCCCGAAACGTGGTCAACGCTTTCCGCCTGTACACAGAAGCCGCGTCGCGGCACTGGAACTCATCCCCGTCTGTCAGGTCCCAAATACGCATGACCTTCTCGCAGTCGCTAGCAAGCGTGTAGACCGGCTCATAGATGGCATACGTCGCCGCAGTAGCCGTTGCGCCCGTGTACGCAATGCTCAAGGTCAACGTCTGCGCCACTGCGTTCACGCTGACAATCTCGTATTCTTCGCCCCCTGATATGCGAATCTTCCGGCCCGCCATGTCAGAGGACCATACCGTATCCGTGCCCGTGACTGTCGTGCTGTCCGCTGTCACGGCTACCGTACCCGTGGTGTAGGGCGCGACAGTGGAAAACCGCGCCTCGGTCAACCAGAATGTCCAATACCCGCGCATCCGTATTTCGTCTACAACACGGTTGATGGTGTGGATGAACCCGCGCACAGGCGAATTCTCGGGCAACCATTGGGCAACCTGCTTGCGCAACTCATGCACCTTGGTCCCCTGCCCCGCGCTAATCGTCGTGGTTGTGAATGTGTTTCCCATTAGTCCGCTACCGCTACAAAAGGTTTGCAGTGAATGTCGTTGTACCCGGCAGGACACTGCGCCGAAAGGTAGTACAAACTCCCCGCGTTAAGCATCAACAGAACCTTGCCCGCGTCGTTGGTGGTGCCCGACGCAACCAGCACCGTACCCGCTGAATCCGTAGTCACCCATACCCGCGCGTTAGGAACCCCCGCGCCGCCTTCCGAGACCTCCACAGTGCATTTGTCTGAACCTGTACCCGCAGCGTTGCTCACGCTACTTATGGCAGCGTCGAGGTAATAACCAAAAGTACCAACAGTGACATGGCCGGTACGGGCTTCGTCCCACACCGCATCCGCGATAGCCGCAGGCGTGGGGTCATTCAATGCCGCTAGCCCCGCATCCAGTTCAGCTTTGGTCGGTGGGTCGTAAGCAGTAAGCGCAGCCGCCGCCTGGGCGTTTACTTCTGCCGCAGACAGGTTGTTGAGTCCCGCCAAACCGGAATCCAGTTCCGCCTTGGTAGGGGGATCGTAGTCAGCAAGAGCTGTGTCCACTTCCGCGTTGACTTGCGCCGCAGACAGGTTGTTCAACCCAGCTATCGAAGCGTTAAGGTTGCCAATGTTGGCCTCAACATTGTCCGCCGCCGTGGAACTGGAACTAATTTCAACAGCATCCACATAAAGCTTATCGGAACCTGCAATCAGTGAATCGTAGATATTGGCCGGGACAACGACAAAATCCTCCCACGCAGGGAGAACGCCGGTCGCCTCAAACGTCAACCGCAACCGACCAAGCGTGCCCGTATCGGTCGTGCTCAACGTCACCGCGTAATAGCCGTTCGCCACATGACGCCAATAGCCGTCCCCTGCTGAATTTGCAAGCGTCACGTCCGCTTTCGTCACGCCCTTGATTACGTCAACGTCTATCCCCGTCGCGTTG